CCCGACGTATAGGCATTCGGCACATACTTCAGCAGGAGATCACGAGGCGCCGACAGAGACAGCGCCACCGTCACCAGGAAGAACGACACATACAGGGTCAGGTTCGCCCACATGAGACGCATCATCGGAAGACTCGGCTTGAACGAGGGCGCCATCTGCGTACGCGGGTGATGATCCGAACCCGCCATTCCGGGCACAGGTCCAGCCGACTGCGGACCCTGGGGAGACGGAAGCAGGGCATCCAGCGGCGTGGCGTCAGAGTCCATTGTTTATGAAGAAGACGGGATTTCACAGGACGCATCTTCCACGCGGTAGGTATAACACTTGCCATCCACCTTGTTCATCGTTGTCTTCACCGTATCGAGTGGAAGGGCTAGAGTGCGATAGCTGTCGTAATTACGATGGAAGATCAGAACTGAGATGCCCAGTCCAATGACAAAGGAGAAGAATGCCGAGGCTCGGTCGATAGCTCGAGAGATATTGATCATCTCCTATTGCTTTACACCTGCGAGAAGATTGAAGGACATCGAGGACTCATCGCAAGGAACCTCGATCGCGTTAGTCCGAACACAGCCCGTATCCGTGTGAAAGACACCCGTGTCGTGAGGTTCGGGTACCGAGGGCTGCTTGCGGGTGGGAGGGATGATGACGCAGGCGATGAGCATTCCGACAATGGCACCTGCGGTTAACCAGAGAGGTTGGATCATTGTTGATTTTCCAGATAATAAAAGATAGCCATCGCGACTGGAGTGGTGATCAGTCCCGAATACGGAATAAAGATAGCTAGTGCGGTGAGAACATAGGCTACGGTGATGTGTCCAGCCAAGACCAGAACACGGTAGGTCACGACCACACTGAACGCCCACAAAATTGTCAGCAGAATCGTAACCACATAGCCTAAGCCAGTCCCTAAAAACGACAAAACAGAAGAGCCACCCGCGTTAGATGAGGTTGTCTTGACTCCAGATGAGACCGGTACTCCTCCCTTGGTTCCAGCCGTGAACTGCTGACCGTCAGGAATCATAACCGCCTGTTCATTACCGTTCTGATCTATGAAGTCAATCGTCAGACGACGACCGTTGATGATGTTAGCCGATGAGTTCTGCTGAGCAACCTTCGTCTGCAGCAACGCCGCCTCAAGAGTGGCTTTTTGCTGGTTGATACAGGCAGTATCGCTGGCATTTCCCTGACAGTTCTTGATCGCCTGGTCCTTGATATCCTTCATGTCATCATCCGTCAGATTGGCAATGTTCGGAGTCAGAGAGACATAGGGAACCAAGCCAGAACCAGCCGTCACATCCAAGTACGAGCCATCCTTCACCATTTTTTGAATGGACTGCGTAATGTCGGTAGCCGACTTCTCGTCGCCCCAGGTTGCCTGCTTGATCGTCAAGCTCATTGTTAGTTAGCAAACACGAAATTCGCAAGTCCACTTGTAATGCGGAGGAAGTTGATCGACTCCACGTAGACACCGACGTTGTAGGTGTAGGAAAAGATCACATTATCACCGTTGGTGTTGACCACCACCGTCACAAGCTGATCGGGAGTAAAAAGGGGGCACTGTGCCTGAGGGATGATGACGGGATTGGGACCGAAGAGAGAGGACTTAAGCACATTCTCCACACGCTGACTAGCCACACCCATGGCTGTTGGAACCGGCTGCTGCAGTGTGAGACGGAGGATCGTCTTGTTAAACATGCTAGCATTCAGAGCCCCGCTAGGTTGGTAGAGATCGTTGTTCAGTGCAAAGGAGTACTGGTACACGCCCGGAAGATTGGGTGCCTCTCCTGTCGTATGCTTGTACATCTGTATGAGCGAGAAGTAACTTGCTGGCTTCACTGTGAAACGCTCCTTACCATCCAGAAGAATGACACCATCAATCACTGGATCACGAGGAGAGACCGAGGTAATCTGCTTCTGACCGCTCGAATACAGAAAGGTCTGTGACTGTGTCGAGCTATTTACGGGAGAGAAGGTATCCGTGTTTAACGAATTAAAGGGAGCCGACCGGGGATTGTCCCAGTTCGTGTAATTGTCCCAATCGTTATTCAGAATCTTGTCGGTGCGTTGAGCACTGAAGACCAGACGTGTGACCAGATTGAAGGCAGGTAACAGAGAGTCACTAGAACCGTACTGACCCGTATTGCTGAGATAACGAATCGTCTTGACCAAGAAGGTCTGATCCGCTCCAGCGATCTGGCTCATTTCCATCTCTGTCAGGTAGACGAAGTTCCCCTCGAGATAGGGGTCCGGAAAGAAGGTCGACAGCTGAGGATTCGTCGGGTAGCCATCCGTATTGGGAGGCGAAAGGAAGGGACCGATACCGGTTGGAAGGGGAATGCGCTGACCATAGGTGTTCGAGGTTGGAGATGTATCGATCACCGTAAACAGATCGACGAGGGGGCGATAGTACACGTTGATAAAGACATCCGAGTTCTGCATGGCAACCAGAGGAAGCGCGAGACCCGGATTTTCGCAGAACCAAAAGTGAAGGGGAATTGTGAGCTGACGAGAACGAATCGACGGCTCAGGAACAGTCGTGTTCGGACCTGTTCCCGGGTAAGCACCCGGTGTGATGGCGTGGGGATACTGGTTCTGCCGTCCATTGCCATTCGCAGGATCGTAGAGCTCGGGGACATTTCCGACCATCTGATCGATGATCTTGCGCTTGTTGGCATCGTGAGTCAGGTAGGAGTACATCTTCATCCACTCGCCCGTCATGGTCTGAAGAACCTGACCGTTCGCCGTGATCTCAATATGGTCAATGAGGTTGTATCCAATATTCTTGATCCACTGAAACTCGTAGCCAAGGGAGTTCGAACGTTGATCATATCCTGCCGGAGGTGTGGCATTCGTTCCGAGATACGACAGCGGAGACCAGATATCGGGAAGGGTGATAATGAGATAGGTATCTAAAAGAAGCTGAGCGTAGCGATCGATACGACACGAAATCTTTCGTACCGTGTTCTGATCGAATTGAAGATTCGAACTTGTGAACGTCATTCGGATCGACTCCATGGCAAAGTTGGTGTGACGACGATAGACAGCGCGGAAGTGTGTCATGGACGGATTTCCATTGACAAGTTCGTTCTGCGCGCCAACGGCGACGAGCTGGATAAGACCTCCAGGCATTACTCTTGTGATTAGACAAGATACGGTTGAATTCCTGTATACGCAGGTGTGTACGAGAGCGTGCCTCCTGCATTCACGTTCTGAGGCTTGCAGCACAGAGAGGTGAAGACCCGTCCCAGCGTATCACCATAATAATTGTTGCGCCCCGGAGCACTGACAGTGAGATTGTACTGGTCCTGTCCGTTTGCAAGAACCGAGGTAAACATCGCATTCGTACGGCGCTTCTGAGGAGGAGAGGCAACCGCAATCGACTTGGCGATCACGCGGCGCTTGTACTTCGTGATATAATCCTGAGTGTTATTGACCTGCATTGTAGTTTACGTAGAGAAAAGTCTAAACTATTAATGAAGTTTGTGCTTATCAGCACGCACGTTGATCAGACCACGGGGTACTCGAAGGTGGTCTCTAACGTACTAAAGCAGGTCGCCACTCTGGCTCCGGAGGTGAAGACCTATCACTTTGGATTTCAGCGCCACCCTAAGCATCCCTCAATTCGCAAGGTTCCCACCGGTGTTATCGCTTATGACGCGGCTGCTAACGAGGAACCCCGGGAGGATGGCTTTGGTATCAATAAGATACATGAGTACCTGGAGATGGTCAATCCCGATCTAGTCATGATCTATAATGATCCTCTTATCATCCATCGGTTCATCGAGGCAATGAAGTACAAGAAGGGCGAGTCTCCCTATAAGCTGTGGCTGTACGTCGATCAGGTCTACCACGGAATCGCCCCGGCTCTCATGGATAGCCTCAATAAGAACGCTGATCGGATCTATTGCTTTACCAACTCGTGGGCAACGGCATATGCAAGCTACGGTGCCTCTCCTGAGATCTCCGTAATCGAGCACGCGGTGGACCCTGCAATCTTTCACCGAATTCCGGAGGCTGCTCGTCAGGCGGCTCGCGCTCGAATGAATGTGGGTCCCGACGCCATTGTGATGATGAATGCGAATCGGAATAGCTCTCGCAAGCGCCAGGATCTGTCGATCATGGGGTTTGTGGAGTTAATCAAGCGGCACCCGTCCGAGCCGTACTACCTGCTCTTTGTGACCAGCCTGAACGTTCAGCAAGGAGCCTACTACGATCTGGCTCGTATCTACCAGACCGAGCTTCGTCGCCACGGCTTGAGTGTTGACGAGTTTGGAAGGCGCATGTTGATCGTCGATACGGGCGACAGTAATGGACGGGCTGTGACCGATGATCTCATTAACGAGCTCTACAACGCCTGTAATCTCGGTATCAATACCTCGGATGGCGAGGGCTTTGGACTTTGTCAGATCGAGCATCTGTACACGGGCGCCCCTCAGATTGTCACGGATGTGGGTAGCTATCGTTCCTTTCTCGACGAGTCGGTAGCTGAGTTCATACCTCCCTCGGGACGCGTGTACATGTCTGGTTCGATGCCCTTGGGATCCTGGATGCCGACCTTTACGGCAGAGAGTGTGGCAAATGCCATGGAATCCGCGATCAAGCACCTTCCGGAGCGGGAGCTGAAGGCGATGAGGTATTCTTTCAAGACCTGGGACACCGTTTGTGCGGACTTTCTCAACGATCTCAGAGCAGAAATCGAATCGAAGTCGAATTAATCATCTCGCCCATGCGCAGCAGACGCTTGTTGTCATCCCAGGCGGGTCCATCAAAGACCTCCTTCGTGTCGGGGTCGATAATCAACGATAGACCCTTGATCAGAACCTTCTGAAGTCGCCGGTGCTTCCGCGAGGTGTTACGCAGAACAGTGGCATCCGAGTCCTCATTCTTGATGTTCGGCTTGAAGGCAAGATCCTCGGAAGTGGCTGTGCTGTCAAAACGCATACAAGAGACAATAGGCTTCTCACGGGCATGGAGTTTACGATGGATCTCGCAATCAACCGCCGATTCTTTCAGAAGAAGACCTATCTTCTGACTGATTCGCTCTTTCTCGTAGGCTGTCTCATACAGATACTCGTCGGTCGACAT